TCTTGTGTGTTACACTATAATAACTCTGACTCTCGTAATGGATTGTTGGATACTTTAAATGATATTTCAACTTATTCTTCAGATGCTGCAGGTATTGGATTATCGATGTCCAATATAAGAAGTAAAGAAAGTAGAATTAATAGTTCAGGTGGATTCGCGGGAGGATTGTTGAAGTATTTGAAAATTGTTAATGAATCTTTAAGGTTCTTTAATCAACAAGGAAGAAGGCCTGGTAGTGCTGCGATTTATTTGGAACCTTGGCACAAGGACATTATGGACTTGTTGGAGATTAAGAAAAACACAGGCGCTGAAGAATTGAGAGCGAGAGATTTATTCACTGCATTATGGATTCCGGACAACTTTATGAATGCGGTTAAAGATAATGGAGATTGGTATTTGTTCTGTCCTAACGATATTATCAAAGCGGGAATCAAACCACTTCAAGAGTGTTATGGAGAAGAATATGAAGCGAACTATAACAAAGCAGTTGAGATGGGTCTTGGTAAGAAAATCAAAGCTCAAGACATTTGGTCAAAAATTGTTGAATCTCAAATTGAAACGGGAGTTCCTTATTTATCTTCAAAAGATAACGCAAACAGAAAAACGAATCACCAAAACATCGGGGTTATCAAACAATCTAATCTTTGTAATGAAATTTTTCAATTCACGGATGAACAAACTACGGCGATTTGCACTTTGTCATCTATCGTATTAAAGAATTTCATTAGAGATGGTAAATTTGATTACAATCTTTTAATTAGCGAAGTTAGAAAAGTTGTAAGAGCATTGAACAATGTTATTGATAAAAACAACTACTCGACTGAGAAAGGATTGAAAGGAGGTCTTGAACAAAGAGCAATTGCAATCGGAACTCAAGGTCTTGCTGATGTATTTTATCTGATGGATTATATCTTCACATCAGATGAAGCGAAAAATTTAAACAAAAACATTTTCGAAGCAATCTACTTCGCAGCAGTGACTGAAAGTATGGAATTATGTAAATCAGGTGTTAGAACACCTTACAAACATTTCGAAGGTTCTCCAATGTCAAAAGGTGTATTACAATTTGATATGTGGGGATTGAACGAATCTGATTTATTTTTAGATTGGAATTCATTGAAAGAAGATGTTAAAAAATATGGTGTTTGTAATAGTTTGTTCACGGCTCAAATGCCTGTAGCGTCTTCAGCTAAGATTACAGGTTCATTTGAAATGACTGAACCTGCTCACTCGGCATTATTTAATAGACGAGTTGTAGGTGGGGAGATTTTAATTGTAAACAAGTATTTAATTACTGATTTTGAAAAAATTGGTATTTGGAATGAAGATTTGAAAAATGAAATCATTCTAAACGAAGGTTCAATTCAAAATATTAATTTCAACAATTATCTTGACCCTGAAGATAGAAATTACACTAAAAAAGTTAAAAGAGCTGAACATTTAATTAACAAGTATAAAACTATTTGGGAGATATCTCAAAGAGAGTTAATTGATATGTCAGCAGATAGAGCTCCATTTATTGACCAATCTCAATCAATGAATATCTATATGTCGAATCCAACATTATCAAAAATAACTTCATCTCATTTCCATTCGTGGTCAAAAGGATTGAAAACTCTTTGCTATTATGTTAGAACCAAGGCAATATCAACAGGGGCAAAACATTTAGCGGTCGATGTTTCAAAAATTCAAAAACCAAAAACAAATGTGGAAACACCTAAAGTTGAAATAATTAACACATCAACTAAACCTGAAGATAGTCAATTTGAATGTTTTGGTTGTTCATCTTAAAATAAAAATCCCAACAATTTGTTGGGATTTTCTTTTTTTATCTATTTATAAGAAAAAAATAGAAGTATATATTTATAACTATGGCAAATGGTGTAACATATGGTATTAATTTCCCGTTTAGAGATTCCTTAAGAGGAGATTACCTCCAATTAACGGAACTACAATCAGAAGAAATTAAAGGTGATTTAATTCATTTATTATTGACTCGAAAAGGTTCAAGATATTTTCTACCTGAATTTGGGACAAGATTATATGAGTTTTTATTCGAACCATTCGATTCATTAACTTTTAATGCGATTGAATCCGATATTAGAGACGCTATCCAAAACTTTATGCCGAATTTATTGGTTAATAGTTTAAGTATAACACCGGCCGACCCACAAGAAGAAGCGGATATTGCGACAGGACAAAATTTTGTGGGAACAAGCGAATCATCAATATATAGATTTCCCGGAAAAGGAACATCTGAATACACCGCAAAAATAAGAATAGATTACTCAACCAATGGGTCAACTTTTGGTCAAAGTGATTTTGTTATTATTAATATTTAAAAACTATGGCAAATAATAGAATATCGTATAGCAGTAGAGATTATCAATCGATAAGAGCAGACCTTTTAAATTATGCAAAAACATACTATCCTGATTTAATTCAAGATTTTAATGACGCTTCGGTTTTCACGGTATTTCTTGATTTAAATGCTGCGGTCGCGGATAACTTACATTATAATATTGATAGAAGTGTTCAAGAAACAGTTCTACAATATGCACAACAAAGGTCATCAATTTATAACATTGCCAGAACATACGGGCTAAAATTACCCGGACAAAGACCATCCGTCGCATTAGTTGACTTTTCAGTCACAGTCCCGGCGTTCGGAGATAAAGAAGATGAAAGATATCTTGGAACATTATCTCGAGGGTCACAAGTTGTCGGTGCAGGTGTTGTATTTGAGAATGTTTATGACATTGATTTTGCGTCACCTTACAACGCTCAAGGATTCCCAAATAGATTAAAAATCCCAAATTTTAATGCTAATAATATATTAGTTAATTACACGATTACTAAAAGAGAAATTGTTGTTAATGGTATTACAAAAGTTTTCAAAAGAGTTATTGGAGCTAATGATGTTAGACCATTCTTTGAATTATTTTTACCTGAAAAAAATGTTTTAGGTATAACTAGTGTTTTATTAAAAAATGGAACAAATTATACAAACACTCCAACAACGGCAGAATTTTTAGGTTTGGATAATAGATTGTATGAAGTTGACGCATTAGCGGAAGATAGGGTCTTTATCGAAGACCCAACAAAAGTTTCGGACCAACCCGGAATTAAAGTTGGTAAATATATTCAAACTCAAAATAGATTCATTACAGAGTATACACCTGAAGGGTTTAAAAAAATGACATTTGGTGGTGGAACAAATACCGCTCAAGACCAATTAAATCAATTTACAACTTTAGGGACAACATTAGAATTACAAAAATATTCAAACAACTTTTCATTAGGTTCAACTTTAACTCCTAATTCTACTTTGTTTATTCAATATAGAGTTGGTGGAGGGTTAGCAACAAATTTAGGGACAAATGTTATTAATCAAATTGGAACGGTTTCTTTCTTTGTTAACGGACCATCAGAAACGACAAACTCATCAGTGGTTAATTCAATAAGATGTGTTAATGTGACCGCTGCGGTTGGAGGAGCGGGGATTCCATCATTAGAAGAAATTAGAAATTATGTTTCGTTTAACTTCGCAGCTCAAAAACGAGCGGTAACAGTTCAAGATTATGAATCGTTAATTAGAAATATGCCGGCTCAATTCGGAGCACCTGCGAAAGTTGCGATTACTGAAAACGATAATAAAATATTAATCCAAATATTATCTTATGATACTTCAGGAAAATTGACCAATATTGTTTCTAATACTTTAAAACAAAACATTGCGAATTATCTATCAAATTACAGGATGATGAATGATTATATTTCAATATTGACTGCTGAAGTAATTGATTTAAGTATGGATATTTCTATCGTTTTAGATTCTGCTCAAAATTCAGGACAAGTTATTGCTAGTGTTATTGATAAAGTATCGGCATACTTTAATCCTCAAACAAGACAATTAGGTGAAAATGTATATCTTTCTGAGGTTAGAAGTATAATACAAAACACAAATGGTGTTTTAACGGTTGCAAATATTGATGTTTTTAATGAAGTGGGAGGACAATATTCTTCGGCTGAAACATCAATGGCGTATACAAATGAAGAAACAAAATTAATTGGATCTGTTGATGATACTATATTTGCACAACCTTCACAAGTATACCAAGTCAGATATCCGAATAAAGATATTAGAATTTCAGTTAAAAACTTCCAATCAGTAACTTTTTCATAAGAAGTTTATTTTATTCAATTTTAACTTATAATTTTAACATGTGGATTTTTTTTTAAAAATTCCATATAAAGTATTTATTAAATAAAGTAGTTTGATGGGTCAATCATATAGAATAAGAACAGAGTTAGGAATTAATAAATCAATTAATATTCAATTAGACCAGCAATTTGAATTTTTAGAGATTTTATCACTAACATTACAACAAGAAGACATTTATACGAAAAGTTGTGCTCAATATGGTGTTGTTGTCGGTAGAGTGACCGCAAATAATGGTTTTGGATTGCCAAATGCTAGAGTATCAGTTTTTATTCCAATAACTCCGGTTGACGAATCGAACCCTATAATTTCAAGTATATATCCATACAAATCACCTAATGACAAAAATGAAGATGGATATCGATATAATTTACTTCCGTATGAACAATCATACTCCACTCACGCGGCAACAGGAACATTACCATCAAGATTAGATGCGCTAACAGGATTAACTACAGTTGAAATATATGACAAGTATTATAAGTATAGTGTAAAAACCAATGAAAGTGGTGACTATATGATAATGGGGGTCCCTCAAGGTAACCATACTTTAGTTATGGATGTTGATTTATCTGATATTGGGGAATTTTCATTAACACCTCAAGATTTAATTAGAATGGGCCTTGCTAGTGAGGCTCAAGTGGCAGGAAGTAGATTTAGAACATCAACAGATTTAAATTCTTTACCACAAATCATTAATTTAACTAAAGATGTTGAAGTATCACCTCTTTGGGGAGACCCTGAATTGTGTAATATTGCAATAAATCGAGTTGATTTTGATTTAAGGGATGATGCCAATGTCGACATTCAACCAACCTCAGTATTCATGGGGTCAATTTATTCAACTTCCGATAGCAACAGAGTTAGACCAAACGCAAGGCCTGCAGATGACATGGGGAATCTTTGTTCATTAGTTGCGGGACCAGGGCAAATTTTAGCGATTAGACAAACTATTTACCAAGATTCTGATGGCAATCCTGTTTTAGAATTACATCAATTGGAACAATCAGGTAATATTATTGATGGTAATGGGGTATGGTTAACTGAATTACCAATGAATTTGGATTACTTTGTAACTAATGAGTTTGGTGAAAAAATAATATCAAACGACCCAACTGTTGGCATACCAACTAAGGCTAAGTATAGATTTAAAATTAAATGGCAACAATCTGCAAATTTAAGTGAACAAGTTAGAAGACCATATTATTTGGTTCCAAATGTCAAGGAGTATTGGGATTCGGTGAATGACCCAAATGTACCTAATAATACAAATAAGGTGTTAGGAAGTTCTTACTATTTTGGATTAGCGTGGAGTGGATATACTAATGGATTTGGAACAGGTAACAATTATTATGAAAAATTAAATGAAGCCATTAATTGTGAAGACACTTTTTATGAGTTCCAATTTAATAAAGTTTACACTGTTTCGGGATTAATAGACGAATTTAAAAATGGGGGTAGAGGTCAATTTATTGGGATAAAAGAAATTGATAGTACTGATTGTGAGGATACAATTAACAAGTTTCCGGTAAATGATGGATTCAGAAATTTTGACCTATTATTTTTTATATTTGCAATTATTCTACAAATAATACAAATCATTGGAGTTCCATTTTTAATTATATATTCTATTCTGGCCTTTTTATGGAATGAATTTGCGGTTATACTCTTAATAGGTCTTATTATTTATATTGCAGCTTTAATACCTAGTCAAGTTCTTGTTGTCGGTGCTGATTTCGCCGCAGCGTTTGGAGGATTTCCACCTCCTCTTGGTCTAATTGCAGTGAGTGTATTTGAAGCTCTAATATTAGCGGCATATGTAGCATTAGAATTTTATTTAATATTAAATTTTGATGAGGTTAAGGAAAGAGAATTCAGTCCTATCAGATTACCAATGATTACATATCCTGATTGTCAAGCTTGCGAATGTGACCCAGTAACAAATGGACCATCGGGAGAAAGTTCTACCCCTCGTGCAGGAATATTAACCCAACTATCAAACCCACAATTATATAACAATAGTATTCAAGAAAGTATTTTTAGTAAAAATCCTACAGAAATTGAAGATAATATAACTATAAGTGCGTCAACTATCAGTACCGCAATTGCGGGATTGGCAGCAAATTATAATAACCCTAGATTGATAAAGTCTACCATGTCATTTGTTGTTGGCCTTTTAAACCCCGATGGTAGTCTTAGAGAAAAAATTTATACATATGGTGTAACTTTACCGCCCGGAGAAAGAATTAATATATACAATACTAGAAAAAAATATTTTGATAATACTCCCGCAACGACACCCGGAGGACCAACACAAGGAACTAATCGAATTAGTGTTAGATTTAATTATCCAAGTAATGGAGGTAGTTTAAATAATCCTAACGGAACAAAACATTACGATAATACATTAACAGTATTGAGTGCTCAAGATATTCCTGTGGGTTCTTTGATAACTTTTGTTAATAAAGAAAATACAGAAGACAAAAATTATCTATGGGAAGGAACTACAAGTACTGGTAATAACAAATTAAATGGTATTAATGGTATTATCAAGAATACCGGGTTTACTGCAAATGTGAGTTATGCGACAGCGCAAACAAGTTCATCAGTTGTCTCATATATTATTCCATCGGGTAATTCAACTTGTTTTCTATCAATTACATTTAATCTAACCCTATCAGGAAGTGTGTCTTATTTAAGTTGTGTGGGAGGGAAAAGAACTCAACTTTTTTCTGTTGGAACACATATAATATCTGACCCAAATGGGATTGATTATGAATCATTATCATTTATTACTGCGGAGGTAGACCCTAACATCCCAATTATCAAAGGTGAAGCTTGTTTAAGATATATCTATCCTTCAGATATTGAGTATTATCAAGTATTAACTGCGATAACAATAAATGAAATTACTACTGGTAATTATTCAATACCTAACTTAGGTAACCAACCTTATGGTATTTGGCATGAATTAATTGTAGACAATAGTGGATATGTTTTGGTAGAACAATCAGGAGGAGGGTGGAGATTTAAAACCAATAATGATACAATCTTTCCTTCCAAACCAGATTTTAGTTATCCTACCTCAATCATAAGTGATTTTAAAGAACAAAAAATTTTAATATTACAAAGAGGAGTTGACCCTTATTCGCCAATGTTACCAAATACATATGGTATTGGGAAAATTTTAGGACACCCAAATGAGAATGATGTTGTAATTACCGGAATGACAAGAATGAATACACCAATTCAACCATTACCTTCTAATTCTACAATTTCGGTCCAAAATCATAAAAATGTTGGGGAAATATTCTCGGGTTCACATTTCTATACACCCGGAATACCAAATTCGGCTTTATTTCCAAATGCGTCAACAACACCTGGACTTGCCTTTTCATCATATACCACAAGTAATGTTGGGTATTATGGAGCATTGGATTCAACTTATGTTACACCGCCGCCACCCAGAAAATTCATCGTTGATAGACAAGGAAACAAATATTTTGGTAACGGGTCTATATCTTATACAACAAATTCACCTGGTTACACTATTACCTATAATATGGGTAATTACGGAGTTTACTCTATTTCAGTTGGAGGTCCTACACTCATGAAAGGAGTTGCCGTAACCGCCCCATCTAATAATTTATTTGGAACGCCCCAAGCTGTTATTACTGACCCTGCCAGCCCTATCACCCCTCTCAGAGTTGCAAGTACTGTTTATGATTCTACAGAAGATTTATCAGGTGCCGCTTATATGTATCGAGGACCTTTTTTAGAGTACTCCGGTGGTAAATATCTTTTAGACGATAAAGGTGCCGCAATTTTGAATTTATACTTTAGTCCTTTACTATTACCTCAATTCACTGGAACAACAGGACCTAACCTTAAATTATCAATAAATAACCCTCAACAAATGGTCATGAGAAGTGACCGATTACCTTCTTCCGATGTTTTTGATGTGAATATAAAAAAAGGTGATGTAAGTTTTTTGAACAATAACGTTCCACTATTACAACAAAATTTATCATTTGCTGCGTATTCAATTGAAGGAGGAGGTTTATCTTCAACAGGTCCTTCCTTTTCAACAGGAGCTCAACAAGTTACCGCAGATATTGATGGTCAACTTGCATCTAAAAATGTTATTGAAACATTAAGTGATTGTGAGAAATTAATTGGATTAGAAGGTTATTCTGGAAATGGTATAACCTTTGGAGTAAATACAAATTATCAAAGTCAAGGTGAGGTTGAAAATGGTTGTTATGTACTTGTAGATGAACCTTTAATTGGGTTAGGTGGAGACTTAGCTTTGTTTGCTGAATGGGGATATAGATTTAGATTTAATTATGCATTGTGTAGAGGAGTGTTGGCACAATCATTCACAAATAATTGGGTTAATGGGTCCTTATATATGTTTCCAATACAAGCTGATGTTATATTTGATGACTTAAATAAACCAAATTCAGTGTTTGCAAGACAACTCGTTTTTTTTGATGAAACCACGAGTACCTTCTATTATAGAAGTTCGCCATTTTTACTTTCAAGTGGTAAATTTATTGGAGCACCTCCTGTAAATAACACTAGTGTTAACGATAGAAATCTATTATTCCCAACAACAATTGTTAATTTAGGTATGAAAGATGATGTGTATCAAGAAATATTATTTGATGCGTCGGCTAAAGGATATATAATGAAAAGTTTGTCACCTACGACTTATTCAGATACTTCGGATTTAGTTAACTTGTTTGTCATAAGTAGAATAACAAATGCTGGATTTTTGGGTGGTTTATTGGCAGGTTTAAATGGGGCTGTAAATCTATTGTTTGGTAGAAAAGAATTAAGGATTGATGGGGACTTAGCTCAAAGTATGTCAATTAATTCTGAATATGGTGTTATTCCATTTTCACCTCAATTTTATAATGTTACCGGTAATGATACTGACCCGGTGGTTATTTTAGGAACACCAGGTAATCCAACAATGGGAATATTTTTCTCTTCTACTACTTTTGATTTACAAAATAAAGATTTTTTAAGTCCGGGAATAATTAATTATAGAACTAATATTAGTTCTAACACATTTGCTACTTATGAGTATGGGATAAAATCACAAAATGTCCCATTTTATCAATGGGCGGTTGTTACAGGTTCTTCATCACCTTCTATCTTTGGATCGGAAAAAAATAATTGGGCGACTAACCAATCTAATATTTTTAGTCAAAAATATCAATCATTAAGTAGAAGAAATGCTGATTCTACAAGTAACCCAAGTTATTTTATGAGTAGCAATGCTTTGGGACGAGATATTTACCAAAGAGGATATCTATTTAGTATTAATAGTGATGGAAGTTATTCTACAACGGCAGGTAATCTTAATGGGGGTAATGCTTTTTTAGTGGGTGCACCAAACCATTTTTATTTTGGGGTTATTAAAGGGGAATCTGCGTTAGATAAATTTAAAACAAAATATTCTGTAGATGAATAAATATACTATAATACCAAGTAGTCTACAATATAAGTCAGCACCTTTAGTTGACCAAGAAATCTCATTAAATTTAGAGGAGCAAAGTCAACAAATCACGGAATACGATAGAAGTCAAAGTATTAGTTTATCTCAGTTATTTGATGATGAGAGACAAATTTGCACAATTTTTAGACCCACATTTAAGGTTAATTATATTTACGCAAACACTTATGTTGGAACAACAGGTTATATACCATTTAGAAATACCTTATATTATGTGGAACCTGAGAAATCAGCAATTAGTAACACATGGTTTGGATATCCTCAATATTATGAATTTGATTTTTATAGACCTGATGTATCCGACCAACATATAAGATATCAAGCTAAAAGCGCTTACACATATAATTGGACATACTATCTAAGTTACGCCCATCAAAACAATTATAAAAAAGAATTATATTATCAATTAACTTTGGGTAAAAAAGAATTTGGTGATAGTTGGTTTGCGTTAGAAGGCATTCCATTTATAGTTAGTAAGACGAGCCAAAATGGTAATAGTTTAATATCGTTTCAGTGTATTGTGGCTCACGGATTAACCGTTGGAGAATATGTTGAGTTATCGTTTAGTTATGATAATAATAACTTATTCCAAGTCTATTCGTTAGGTAATGGGTTAGTGGATAGTAATGAATATATTTTTAATATATACAATGTTGGTTTTACCGGAACTACATTTTCGAATCAAAAAAAGGGTATTTTTAAAAGGGTAATTAATCCTGATAATATATTAGAAACAACATCAGAATATTATGTTAGAGAACATAAAATATTAACAAATGTTGATGATTGTATTATGGTAAAAAATGCTTTTGAAAAAAATGTATTTAATGAGGAAAAGAAATTTGAATATAGTTCAATAACTCCTAATAAAATTTCAAGAGTTTCTCAAAAAACAAGTAGTAATAGTTACAACATAACATTTAAAAACGACTTTGATTTAAACGGAATCTTGGATAATCAAAAAAGACCTGTTAGTGAATTATTTTTAACTATAATTAATAAAGGATATACAGGTTATTTTAATAAACCTTCATTATCTCCTAATATTGGGTTGAAACAAGGATGGGGATTTAATGTAACTAATACAGATAATTTTTGGTGGGATGATAATGAGGTTAATTCGAATACAAACATACCAACATCAAATTATACTCTAACTAGTGGTGAGACAAAAACATTTTATTATAATCAAAATTTAATATCCGGAGATACAATTGATGGTGATTTTTGCGAATGGAATGACTATGAACAGAAAGAGAGGATTATATCCCCATACTATCATAAAATAAAATACAATCAATCAGTATTTGCCACCACAGATACTCCTAGTACTAATGTTCCGGGATTTTATTACCAACCTCATACAGCTATGACGATACGAGTATTTTCCGATTATATTGAGACTGGTGATGTTGATGTAATTGAAGGTGTTCCAAGTTATGCATATTATTCGAATTCAGACCAAGAATTCAGATGGAGAGATTTATATACTTATGGGTTTGTTGACAATTTGGATAGAGGGGTTGATTATCCTTTTTTAAATTTTGCTCAATACCCATTTAAAGAAACTCAATTTAGATTAATACCTGAAGGAATAAACTACAACTTTAATTTAAGTGGAGTTAATATTCCAATAAAACCTTTAATAGACGGCTGTGAATAAAATACAAATAATGAAAGAGGGGTTTACCAATAAAGAATTGGTGATACCTATTGAATTGACTTGGGATTACTTGGGTCTTGACCAAAGTATTGATGAATATGAGAGTGAAATTGTAAAAAAAGTAACAGGAGGTTTTGGTGATTTTGAGGTAACTCGATTCGCTCACGCTCCAACATTAATTAACGACCCAAGTTCAACTGTTCCCCTTGAATTCACCGACATTCAATATGAATTTAATTTTTATTCAGGTGGTTCTTTAAGTTTTTCTGGAAATTGGAGAAACGATTACAGATCCGAGGGGTTTACACCCCAAGAAATTTATTATTATACAAATAATTTTTCAAATTCATTTTTCAAATTAGATTTATATGATAATGTGGATGAGAAACGACAAACAAATTATATTACAATAATAATACCAACACAACAGGGGTTAACAAAACCTATAATTATGCAAAGAACTCCCGTTAATATTAAAAGACCTTATTTTGTTTTGGATTATGTTGGAGATAAGGAAGGTTTTTTTATCTATTGGTTAAAGAAAAGAAACTTTTTAGATATTACAACTTTTTATATGTCGGCAAAATTTTATGATGCTAAAAATGGTTTTTTTACAAAAATGATTAATATGCCTCAGTCGTCTATTCCTGGTAATAAGTTTGTATTTGATAATACAGATTATTTCTACTATAGAGTTCAGATGGATTATGATAAACAAACATATCAAGTATTTAGTATGAACCCTAGTCAACAAGAGTATGATAGTTTAAATAAAAGAGCCGGGGCAACTATCCCCATAAAATGGTATGAATATGTTAATCCATAATAATGGAAGATTATTATAAAATAATAATATCCCCTGAGAATATTCGTGGAGATATCTTTAGTGTAAACCTTAGTGGTCAAACTGTAGGACCTGGTTATACAGGGCAGACTGTTGGGGTTTATTCTGCTATGACACAAGTTCTTAGTGCCGGACCTAATGGGTCATCATTATTAACGGGATTGACCATACCAATTCTAATACGACAAACCGCCATTGATGTAGGATATTATAGCCCATTTGATGGTGCGGTATTACAAAAAGATGTGGTATCCAATTTCATTTTTTCATCCTCAACATCAGACCCTTATCGAGTTTACATTTATAATACATCTTCAGATTTTCAAAAATTTTTGAATTTATCTTCCTACCAAATTGATTGGGGAGACGGTAGCCCAAAACAAACAATAACAACATATACACCTAATTCAATTAGTCATCTTTATTTTGGTAATAAACAATATCAAATAACTTTGGAACAAACAAATCCTTGGGGAGTAACTTTAGTGACAAAAACAATAACAACACCTTTCACTAATATTGTTCCAAACAATCCTAATGGTGAGGCTTTTTTCATACCTGCAGGTGGTAATTGGGTGAGCACACCAGTCAGTTATGATTATATATTTTCGGGAGATTCGGTTAACGAGGTTGCTCCTCAAACATCAAACAATTATGTTACGATTCCTTACACCGTTTCAGGTCTTACTAAGTCAAGAATTACCGAATTACAATTATATGGTCAAAAACCTGTTATAGCTCCTTTATTTAATTCACAATACGAACTTATTACACCTGTAGTTGCAAATGGTCAAATTTGGGGGAATATTTCAAACGCGGTACCTAATGTTTTCACTGCCTATACAATTCAAAATATTAATTACTATGATTATAGCGATGGGACCACAATATTTTTCGAACAATCTTCAGGCTTTACTGAAAACAATTTGACTGCGGTTCCAATCACCAAAGATGAAGTTTTACTTAAAGTGATTGACCAAGCTCGTGTTCAAACAAATATTTTCGTAGAACGGGGAAAAAATTCGGCTTTTGAGAGGATTCAAAGAATGGGAGAGGTCGATAACTTAGGCGATTTAATTTCATATGGGTACGGCTTTTACAATGTTGTAAAAAAGAATTAAATTTAAAAAAAAAATAGATAAGGTATTTATATAATATGGAAATAAAAGTTTGTAAAAAGTGTAATATTGAAAAGAGTATTGATGAGTTTTATCTTGAAAAAAGAAATAAATCTGGTGTAATGGGTTCGTGTAAAGATTGTTATAATTCCAAACAAAAGGAATGGAGAGAAGATAATATTGATGGATTAAGATTAAAGGGAGAAATAAAAAGGAAAGAAAAATATGAAGACATTAAGCAAGCGTCTAAAAAATATTATATAAATAATGTTGATAAGGTTAATGAAAGGAACAGACAATGGAGGAAAAACAACCCAAATAAATCTAAAGAGATATCAAAAAAATACCGACAAAATAATCCAACTAAGTTAAAAGAATATTATAATGAGCCTAAAGTGAGAGTATTGGGTAATCTTAGAAATAGAATAAAGAATTACTTAAAACTTAACCATATTTCTAAAAAAAATAAAACTTTTGAAATTGTCGGTTGTACACCTGAATTCTTTAAAGAACATTTGGAAAGACAATTCAAAGATAATATGAATTGGGATAACTATGGATTATACGGATGGCACATTGACCACATTATTCCATTATCTTCAGCTAAAACAGAAGAAGAAATTTACAAATTGTGTCATTATACTAACCTTCAACCACTATGGGCGGAGGAGAACATAAAGAAGAGTAATAAACTAATTATAATATAAAAAGAAAATATGGCGATCGGATCATACGGGACCATCAGAGGCGCGGATTGTAGCCCTGAGGATGTCCAAATCATATTAAATTACACTCCATCAAGAGATGTAACGGATAATTTTATCCTTACGGAACTTGATGCACCGACATTATTAAAACCTTATTTTAATAATACTCAAACCGGAGGAAATGCTAATGTTGAAATTTTGGGTGGGTTATATAATTTAACATTACCTGCAGAACAATTTAATGAAATTGGAATTTATACACTTTATTTAAGACCTGCACAAATCAGAACGGTTATTACAGATTGTGGAGTCTTAAATGCTCTACCTAATGTGAAGGGTATTGTTATCGATATTTCAAATGTCCCCCCTCAATACCAAAACAAATTTGTTCCTCAAGGTTTGATTGGATTTAGAATAGAATATCTAAATCCTGATGGCTCAAAAATACCAAATTTCTTTAGAGTGGTTACGTCATCTTTCTTTTGTGAGCCAGTGGTTACAAATGAAATTAATACCACTCAAAAATCAATAAGATATCGTTATGTAGAAGGGACTTCAAATTTGATATTTTTAACACTATCTCCTTCTTCGTCACCAACAAACAAACCAAACGCAACACCATTTATTGGCCAACCAAATCAAAATATAATTATAAGTAATACATATTTTAATCCTGTTACTTTGGAAATTGAAATGGTTGAATACGATATATCATCTCTTGCGATTGCTCTTTATGGTAATCAAACCAAATCGATTGATGATGGTATCTACACAATCTACGACTCTGAAAATAACATTTTTCGCCAGTATAATCTTTATGAAATTAGAGACCAATTTAATGCTCTTCTTTATGAGGTTAGACAAAGTAGAGGTAATAATATTGATTTTAGTAAAAACTTCACAACAATTACAAGTTAATGGCGGTAGAGACTAAGAATACTAAATTCTTTTATCCCCCAAGACCTGGCAACGGGGCGGGGACTTTCTCGGACAACATTGTAGGTTTACAAACTGTCGAGGGTGGAGGACTTACGCAAGGTAATTTTGAATTTACCACAAGTGTTGTAGAGAAAGTTAACAGAACTTTTAATGTTGGGGCATTTTCGGAACCAATGTCATTAGACATGATGGGAATCGAAAGTTTGGAACAAAGTAGAGCAATTCTTGCGACACAATTTAGAGTTTATCCAAATTATGACATATCACAGGTTCTTAATTTTTCAATGTATGGGTCTTTATCTAAAAGATTTAGTGTCTCGATAACAAAAATAATAAATTATTTTCCGGCATCTTTAAATGTTCAATTTAATAACGATGATTTTATTACCGGATATACCGCTTATGATGTTGTATATGATTTACAAAACGATGAGACTTATTTTAAAGTAAATGTAAATAGGATTGACAACCCATTTGATATTGATTATACCATAAATGCAATAAATAATCTATCTTTAAGGGAGATTGAGGTGTCGAAATATAGGAATTTATATTACACTTATTTAGATTATTGTGTTAGCATTAATGATAATATTTATCAAGTTTTATCATTTACCCCCTCTGATTCATTATCGACAGGTTACTTACAATTTTATGTATCAGGTTCTCCATTTGGCACAACTGCAACTACAATTGAAGACGATTTTCAAATTAGACCGAATGATTTTATTGCGGATAAAGTATTCCAAGAAGATTTTGATGAAGTTGAAAAATTTCTATTAAATAGACTAGTTAGACCTGAATTTACTGCATCATTTCAAGTTCCTCAACAAAATGAATACGGGCAATTTTACACTGAATATCAACAAGTTACTTGGCCAAAAAGAGGACCTTGGAATTTAGATATATCATCATTTTTATTTGACCGATATTTGGAACAAATTCAAGAAATTGCGGTAAATCTTGATTCATTTAAAACCAATTTAATATCAAGATTTTTGGTTACAGATTCATTAAAAGAATTTGATACTTTAGGACAGAAAGTTGAGAAAATATTTCAAATCTATGGTAGAAGTTTTGACCAAGTAAAACAATTCATTGATGGATTGGCTTATATGAATTCGGTGAATTATAACCCATCGAATGATATTCCTTCAGAGTTATTGGTTAATTTATCAAGAACCTTAGGTTGGTCATCAAATTTTTCACCAATAACAAATGAAGATTTTTTAAGTTCGGTTTTTGGAAATACTTCAACTCCAACATATCCTGGTTATGCGAGAGCGCTTACACCAACTGAATTAAATTATACTTATTATAGAAATCTAATTCTCAACGCTTCTTATTTGTTTAAATCAAAAGGAACAAGAAGGTCAATCGAATTTTTATTGAGATTAATCGGAGCACCTGATTCATTGATTGAATATAATGAACACATTTATCTTGCCGACCAAAAAATTAATTTAGACCAATTTGACACACAATGGGCTCAAATATCAGGAGGAACGTATGCATATTCAATACCAACATACTTGCCGGGAGATACATATAAAATTAAAGGTAATCTCTACACTGCATTCACATCAACTGCAACATATCAAAATGTAAATACTAGTTTAAGTGATTATCCTATGGATTTTGAAGGATACCCTAAAGCTCCAATAAACACTGAAACATATTTTTTCCAAATCGGTGCGGGATGGTATGAAACAACGCCACAACATAGAAGTCCTGACGAAGTCCAATTAACTGGAGATGTTTTCACAGGGCAAAACTACAATATTCAAACTCAACTAACTCCATTCACTTATGGTCAAACTTATCTAAACCGATTCAGGGATTTTCCATATATGAATGAAGGGTTTAAATTAAGAAAAGTTGTTGATAATAATAAGTCATGGTTATCAGACGATGATAAAATTAGAATATCAACTCAAGGTGACTACAATGCTTATTATTTTGTTGATAACGAAAAGTTGGTGTTAAATGTTAAAAATGTTGACATATTTTTAAATCCTGGCCAAGGGTTAGTTTATGATGTTTGGGACCAATCAAGACAATATGATTACCCAATCCCTGAAACAGGATTAACGGTTAATTATCCGGTTCCCGGAGGAGTTGATTCAACATATGTAAACCCTGAACCGAAGAAAAAAACATTCTTTGAGTTTTCTCAAACATTTTGGGAGAATATGATTAATGCTAGAAATCGTCAATATATTACTGATGGTAAGACCGGAGGATATCCAACATTACAATCAATATTTTGGAAATATATAGAATCTGAACAAACTGTTGGGATTCCAAATAATCAATATACTTACCAAAAGTTAATTGATTATGTTAATGGTATTGGACCGTATTGGACAAAGTTGGTGGAACAAATGATTCCGGCAACAACCATTTGGAATGGAGGTGTTAGACTTGAAAATTCAATATTCCACAAACAAAAGTTTGTTTATCGAAGACAAAGAGGATGTCAATTTATTCCAGTACCTGTTAATCCATGTTATATTATTTCAGGTATTTTTGATTATACATGTAATGCCGAACATGTTGAGTTTAATATATATCCTTGGTTTAATGAGGACCCTGATGTGGACGATTTTGAAGCCATATTAGGTAATAGAATAAATAATATGTTAAGTCAAAGTGGGTTGACGTTGAATGAATGTTATACAAGTTCGGTTTTAACTGATTGGTATGTGGATTTAAAAATTGATGGACAACAAATAATTAAAGAACTTATTTATACAGGGTATGGAATCTCAGATACTCCGAGTGATACTCAATGGAGATTGGCATTAATTCAATATTTACCTCAATTAATAAATTATCAATATGCGTATGTTTTAAATGGTAATACGTTGACAATAAGTAATTTGTTGTGTTTAGAGGATACTACACCAACTTCAGTTTCTTTGGATATAGGAATAAATATTAATATTAATTGTATGCAATAATGAACGCTAATATATCAGTTACAGGGGATTGCCAAAGCACAGGTTCAGGTGCAATATCTCTATTAATTAACTCAGGTAGTCCTCCGTACACGGTACAATGGGTCTCACCAAGTTTAGGTACGGATGTAATCACATTCCAACCATCAATACGAACCTCACTAAATTCCGACACTTACATTGTAACTGTTAATGATAGTACATTACCTGTTAATCAGACATTAAATATTAATATACCCGTATCGTCAGGGGTATGTGCTAATATCCTTGGAGTCCAAGGAACAACATGCTCATTAGATAATGGTTCAGTAACTGGTACATCATCATCAAATTATTCTACAACTGATTTTTATTTATACGACTCTAACGATAATTTTATTACATTACAAACCACAAATATCAATGTAAACGATGTGATTTTCGGAGGTTTAAGTGCCGGAACTTATTACATGCAGGTCGTTGATATAGGTGGGTGCACAGGATATAGTCAAAATTTTATTATTGAAGACTCAAGTCCTTTAGATTTTGGAATATATAATGTGCCAAATTCTTCTTGTGGAGGAACACCTATAGGTAAACTTTTTGTTACGGGAGTCACTGGGTCTCCCCCGTATAGTTATATTTGGTCTAATGGAGCAACAGGGTCTACCATAACTGGTCTAACTTCAGGAGCCTATTCGGTAACTGTTACGGATTCTTTAGGGTGTTCACAAACTGAAGGGGTAAATGTTGTAGATGTTCCTCAAGTTGGTTTAGGTACATTTACTGCAGTACCGCCAAGTTGTTTTGCCGCGGATGGGTCGATTACAATTCAAATAACCGGAGGGACTACTCCATATTATTACTCGGCATCAACAGGGGCGGTTGCCATTCAATATGGTACTTCATTCACTTTATCCGGATTATCTGCGGGAAATTATCTGTTTCAGGTAACAGACGCGGCATTATGTTCATTTGTTGCCGGAACATCATTGGCATCACCTCAAGGTATGACATCTGTTAGTATTAACACAAATGGGTCTACTTGTTCAAGTAGTGACGGATCAATACAAGTTTCTGTTGTTGGTGGGGTAACGCCATATATCTATACCTTAATTTATCCTAATGGAAATACCAGTAATATTACCGGCAATCAAACTGTTCAAATATTCCCAAGTCTTTCTTCAGGTACTTATTCTGTTGCGGTTCAAGATTCATCATCTTGTTCATATATGGAAGAGGTTACGTTATTCGCAACTGATACTTTTACCATATCTACTAATACCACCGGCACGACTTGTAATCAAAATAATGGTTCGATATTAGTAATAAGGTCGGAAGGTGGAGCACAACCATACACATATTCGATGGATGGTGTTCAAATCTTTTCAAATACGACATTGTCCGCAGTCACATTTTCAAATGTGAATTCAGGTCAACATACAATTACCGTAACAGATGGGGGAGGGTGTGTTCAAACGACACAAGTAAATGTTAGCTCAAGTAATCCTTTAGATTTTGCATTATATAGTACTTCATGTGGTAGTGGATTCGATGGGAAAATATCCGCATTAATTTCTAGTGGTGAACCACCATTCACATTTTATTGGTCAAATAATATCCCAAGTAATCCTCAAAATATACAAGTTAGTGGGTTAAGTGCTGGTACTTATAGTCTGACCGTTGTTGATAGTGTTGGTTGTTCTTTAAGTAGAAGTGTTCCAATTAATTGTGATAAACTCTATGTATCATATCAAACATATGTGATGGGAGGAGAAGATTTTATTATAAAACCTCAATCAAAATATGGTATACTTCAAATGTTGAATGAAGGATTTAATGATTTAACTATTGGTAAGGTTGGATGTAAATTAAATTCCGCAATTTTTGGTGTTGAAGTATCAGTTATACCTTTGGGGTTATCAACAAGTGAAACTTTTTTTACCGGAACTACATTAACTTCAGTCCCTACTGATGAACTATATTGTGAAACTATCAAAGATTTACTATTAACCATTCCTGGCATTGGTGAGGTAACTTTCAATTTATTAGAAAATCAAATAATAATTAATACCGAACCGGGAGACACCACATTAATTAATCAAAGAATAATTATAGAATTGGTAATAGTTTATGACATTAGTTGTTTAGAGTGTGGAGTCGATCCTTTTAATTTTGATATTACCGCTAATTGGGGTTTAGTCGGTGTGACAAATCAAGCCACATTCGTCGCATGGTTAACCTCCTTGGGGGCAACTTCTGTTAATATTACCGCATTTAGTTTGAATGGAGGTCGGTTACAAGCGGCTATTTTAGTTAATGGGGTTATAGCGTTAAATTTAAATAATGCGGGTGTAACTTTGGTTAATAAAGTAGGAGGGTTAACAGGTTTAGAGAATTTGTTGTTATCAGACAATAATATTGTAACATTTAATCCGTCAATTGCATTACCAACGAGCTTGACCCTATTAAATTTAATTGATAATAATATTGTAACATTTAATCCGTCAATTGCATTACCAACGAGCTTAACCCAATTAAATTTAATTGGTAATCAAATTGTTACATTTAATCCGTCAATTGCCTTACCAACTAGTTTGAACGCATTAGGTTTAGGAGATAATCAAATTGTAACATTTAATCCATCAATTGCGTTACCAACGAGCTTGAACTTATTAGGTTTAGGAGATAATCAAATTGTAACATTTAATCCATCAATTGCGTTACCAACGAGTTTACTTGAATTACAATTAAGTGACAATAATATCGTAACATTTAATCCATCAATTGCCTTACCAACGAGCTTGAACGTATTAGGTTTATCTAGTAATAATATTGTAACATTTAATCCATCAATTGCCTTACCAACGAGTTTAATTGAATTACAATTAAGTGACAATAATATTACAACATTTAATCCATCAATTGCGTTACCAACGAGCTTGAACTTATTAGGTTTAGGAGGTAATCAAATTGTAACATTTAATCCATCAATTGCGTTACCCAATAGTTTAGAGGGTTTGGACTTAACAGGTAATCTAATTGTAACATTTAATCCATCAATTACATTACCAACGAGCTTGATCTTATTAGGTTTATCTGGTAATAATATTGTAACATTTAACCCAACAATTTCGTTACCCAATAGTTTAGAGGTTTTGGACTTAACAGGTAATCTTATGACAACTGCGGGATATACTAATAGTGAGCCATGGGCAAATGCTCAAACACCATTTACATCCCTTTGTACTATTGTTTTTACTGCGAATGTTAACTCTATAACCGGCACTAATTTAGAAGTTATTTTGATAAGTAAAAATTGTTCAATCATCCCATAGGTTATTAAATTACTTAAAGTTAATTAACGTTTTTTACTTAATCCACATGAAATGTCAATAGGAATTTAAACAACGGACGAACGAGTTGATGTGATTAAGTGAGGTTCAAAATTATTAATGATGATATTTATAATTTAAATACTCAGGAATCTTTAGTTCTTGGGCGAGTTATAGACAATGGTACAAATACGAATAACAAATATTTCGGGCGGAACTTATCCAATTGAGGTTTATATCTCAGATGTTTATGGGAATAATAAAAGTTATTTAACAACAATAACATCTGGTCCTGTACCTCCTGCGTTATTTTATACCACAATTATTCCGTCAATATTTGAGACAGCTCCTGAAATATTACTAACGTTAGTTGATGCTAACGGATGTGAATTATTTGAACTTATCCCATGTAGTAGTCCAACACCGACTCCAACACCAACGATTACACCAACACCAACTGTAACTCCTGGACTATCTCCGAGCCCAACACCAACAATAACTCCAACAAAAACTACAACACCAACTGTAACTCCGACAACAACTTCAACGCCAACACCAACACCGACTGTAACTCCTGGATTATCTCCTAGCCCAACACCAACAATTACATCAACTCCTACAACGACACCGACAAAAACAAGTTCGCCTACACCTACTCCAACAATTACACCGTCTCCAACTCAAGGACTTTATTATGCTTATTTATTCCCTGAACCACAAGATAGCACTTCGTCAAATGATTTAGGGTCATTTATGTTTTCTTCAGGTGCAAATTCATTCTTTGGATATGGTAATAGTGGTGTCCCTGCAGGAACAAATTATGCAGGTGATATGGCCATTTATGCTCAATATTCAGGATGGACAGGGTCAGTTGGAAACTTTATAACTAATGTTTCAACACTATCAGGTCAAATAAGACAATCATCGGGTTCTGGAGTTGATAGCTACGGATGTTCTCAGAATCAATATACATTCGGTAGTATTCAAGTAAACACTAGCCAAGTTAATTCATCAATTCAATATACATATACCGTTTGGATACCATTGTCAGGTGTTGGAGGAACACTTAATAATATGACTCTTGATGTTGGAAATGGTAGTGCTTGTTCTGTTTCTATTATTAATGACGGTGTGCCTGATGCTGGTAATGCCGCGGTTAATGTTACAGTTCCTGGTGGGTGTGCAATTCCTGCTGGTGTTTACCGAGTGTTATGGATGATTGAACTATATAATCAACCAAACACCACACCATTATTAACAACATTTTGGGTTAAAGGTGATACTAAAACATAAATAAAAACATATAAAATAATAATATAAAACATGTCTTTTCCATATAAAAATCCTTTAACATCATCACAATTATCGGGACCTAATAGTGTCGTAAGGACGAGTACGTTTGGGACAAATTTCTCTGTTTTACAGACAGGAGGTTATATGGAGGTTTACAATTTAGATGATTTATTGTTAACATTAACCGCGGCAACGTTCCCTACAAATATTCAATTATCTGCCAACACAATTCCCATTAATTTTACAAAAGGGACTGGCACTCCATTCTCTCCTGATTTTATTACTTTAAATTCAGATAATATTTCTTCGGGAAGAAGGCGATTGGGTATGCAAGTGTATGTCCAAGAAACGGATACGGTTTATCAATTCTCAATACCAAATTATGATACATTATGGGGGTCTTTAACGGGACTTACAGGTAGTTCAGCAATAACAATTAGTAATTATGGAACGGTAGTTAATAATCGTTCGCAAGCCGGAAAAGATTTTATTGGAACTTGGACTGGTTCAACAATTGAAGGAGTAAATGGTGTTAATCGTAATGATGCAAGATGGAAAATATTTTATGGAAGTGATGTTCAAATAACAGGAGGAACTTATTATTCTGCAATAACGACTTTAAATTTATTTAATAATACGGGAGGAACCATCTCAATATCAGGGTTCAATGGAACGATTACTGGTGGAACATACAATAGTGGAACGGGTATACTTACATTAAATAATAGTGATGCTTCTTCAGTTGTTGTATCAGGATTCACTACAGGAGGTGGAGGAAGTCCTTTAACAATTTATAATGCAACCTCAGGGGTGACGGCAATAAATGTTACAGGTATGACATTTTCAGGTGCTTCCGTTATTGATAATGGAGGTGGGAATGTCTTAATTAATATTACCGGAGGAACTTCGGGTTCATCAGGTTCTTCAGGAACTTCGGGTTCATCAGGTTCTTCAGGAACAAGTGGTAGTAGCGGAACCTCAGGTATAAATGGTAGTAGCGGAACCTCAGGTATAAATGGTTCAAGTGGAACTTCAGGTTCTTCGGGGGTTAACGGAAGTAGTGGTACGAGTGGTTCTTCAGGAACAGATGGTAGTTCAGGAACATCAGGTTCAAGTGGAACAAGTGGAACAGATGGTAGTTCAGGAACATCAGGTATAAATGGATCAAGTGGAACTTCAGGTTCAAGCGGGACAAGTGGTTCATCTGGTAGTTCAGGCTCAAGTGGGACAAGTGGTTCATCAGGAACTAGCGGAACAGATGGTAGTTCAGGAACATCAGGTTCAAGTGGTTCATCAGGAACTAGCGGAACAGATGGTTCATCAGGAACTAGTGGTTCTTCAGGAACCTCAGGTTCAAGTGGTTCATCAGGAACTAGTGGAACAGATGGTTCATCAGGAACTAGCGGTTCAAGTGGTATTAACGGTTCTTCAGGAACTTCAGGTTCAAGCGGAACAAGTGGTAGTAGTGGAACAAGCGGAACGGATGGTAGTAGTGGGACTTCAGGTTCTTCAGGAACAAGTGGTAGCTCAGGTTCTTCAGGAACTTCAGGTTCAAGCGGAACAAGTGGTATTAACGGTTCTTCAGGGACATCAGGAAGTTCCGGAACGAGTGGTTCTTCAGGTTCGTCAGGTACAAGTGGAAGTAGTGGTACTTCAGGTATTAGTGGTATTGATGGTTCTTCAGGTTCAAGCGGTACAAGTGGTTCTTCGGGAATTAGTGGTAGTAGCGGAACAAGCGGTTCATCAGGAAGTAGTGGAACATCAGGTTCAAACGGAACCAGCGGTTCGAGCGGAACAAGTGGTTCATCAGGGTCAAACGGTTCCAGCGGAACTAGCGGAACAGATGGTAGTTCGGGAACATCAGGTTCAAGCGGAACCAGCGGTTCTTCAGGAATTAGTGGTAGTAGTGGAACTAGTGGTTCGTCAGGAACATCGGGTTCAAGCGGTTCGTCAGGAACATCGGGTTCAAGTGGTTCATCAGGAACTAGCGGAACAGATGGTAGTTCGGGAACATCAGGTTCTTCAGGAACATCCGGTTCAAGTGGTTCTTCAGGGATTAGTGGAAGTAGTGGAACAAGTGGTAGTTCAGGTTCAAGTGGAACAGATGGTAGCTCAGGAACTAGTGGTTCCTCAGGTTCAAGTGGAACTAGCGGAAGTAGTGGTTCATCAGGTTCAAGTGGAACTAGCGGAACAGATGGTTCAAGTGGAACTAGCGGTTCAAGTGGTTCTTCAGGAACTAGTGGTAGTAGTGGAACTAGCGGTTCATCAGGAACTAGCGGAACTTCAGGAATTAGTGGTATTGATGGTTCTTCAGGTTCAAGCGGTTCTTCGGGAATTAGTGGTAGTAGTGGAACAAGTGGTTCTTCAGGAACTAGTGGTAGTAGCGGAACCTCAGGTTCAAGCGGAACAGATGGTAGTTCAGGAACATCAGGTTCAAGCGGTTCATCAGGAACTAGCGGAACAGATGGTAGCTCAGGAACATCAGGTATAAATGGTTCAAGTGGAACTTCAGGTTCAAGCGGGACGAGTGGTTCTTC